CCGTTTTTCATACGGATCAGGCGCGACTGGATGTCTTTTGCCGGATCAACGATTTCCGTTCCGATATATGCAGCTGCGATGCCGAAGAGCCTTTCAAGGAAAAAGCGGCAGTAGTCAATGTATTCGGCTGCGGCGGAATCGTCACGGGAGCTGAACCAGACTTTGCGCCTGCCTTTTGTAAGGCTGTATTCTACATCTTCATAAGACTGGGCGTAGGTTATACCAACACGGCGCGATTTCTCGACAATTTTGAATCTTGACTGATCGTTGATGTAACGCCGCTGATACGGAAGAAAGTTGAAAGACATTTTAATGCTCCTTTATGCAAATGCCGGATAATATCCGGCGCAATGAACAAAAAATGCGGTTGCGGCGGCTAATCATTGTGACACCTTGATCGTGGTTGACGGCTGGAGGTGGCATGTTCCGAAGACGGGACAGGGAGACATAGCATGGACAACGCCGTTGATCGCGCCGCCTTCACCGAGTCCGGAGATCTCAATGCCCTGCTGTGTTATTTTGATTTCGGCTGTGCTGCCGATTTTGATGACGGCTTCTCCCGTTGTTTCATCAAAGGTGACTGATCCGCTGCCGTTTTTGAATTTGAAGGAGAATTTCTTTTCATCGCTCTCAAGGCCGGAGACATCGTCAGGATAGAGGCGACCGATGATCCAGCCGTCGTCAAAGTGATCGTCCATGATGAGGGCTACATAGTCTTTCTCGCGGTATGTGTACTGAGTGTCGGGACCGGTGAAAAGAATCTGAAGCCAGTCGGTTACCATCGGTCTGCCGTCCGAATCTTCGCGGGCGAAGAGTTCGACTTTGGCCTGCATTTTTGAAGGGTCTGTTTTGACAATGCGGCCTTCAGCGCGTTTCATGACCTCACCCCCTAACGCAAATGCCGGATAAAATCCGGCGCAATGAACGAAACTCAGCGGTTGCGAAATTTCGCGTAAAATCGATTTCGGAAGTCGGCGGGCAAGATTTACCGCGCGAAAGAAAATTTTTGAAATTGAATGAGTTTAAACGGGTTTTAAACAGCACTTTGCTCGTCCGCCTCCGTTTCACTTTCGTCAAGTCCGACTGCCTGGCGGACTGCATCGACGACTTCGGCTTTGTTGATTTTCTTTTGGGAGACTGCCCCGGATGCAGCTTTTTCGACTGCGTCTGCCTTGGGGATCTGCTCGAACAGGAGTGCTGCAAGCCGGTACTGGGAGGCCGGAACTTCCTTTTCTGCTTTGAGGGCTTTTTCAATGCCGTCCATTACGAGGCTGTACCATTCGTAGAGTTTCTGCGGAAGGGCACGGCGCGATTCGAAAAGCTCGGTACGTTTGTCTTTCCAGCCGTATCTGTTAGCCCACTTTTCGACGGTACCGCGGCTTTTGCCTATCTGTTTCGCGATTTCCGCGCAGGTCATGCGGTCGTTGATGTAGAGCTTTTCGGCGAGAAGAAGGGTATTGCTGTCGGATTTATTCATGTTTTTCCCCCTTGCGGGAATCGATCTTTGCTTCGATGGATGCCAGTCTTATTTGTTGCTGGTTTAAAGACTCGGTTATTTTGTCGATGGATTTGTCGAACTTGTCAGCTGTCATTTTGTTGTTGTCTTTCAACTCCTGAATCAGCTCACGAGTGTTTTTTGATGTTTCACGATACTGGAAAAGCCATATTGCAAAGATGATCCCCGCTACAAAATTTTCTTTTATGATTTCAATTAAAAAATCGAGATCGCTCATGTTTTCTCCTTAATTAAAGTCGCATTCAATGCGACGCAATTAACGAAGGGCGGCGGACATACAAAACGTTTAACGCGGCTTTTTGTGTTTACGACATTATTAAATACTCCACCGCCCGGCCAAAATTTTAAAAAACAAGTCACAATAGCGATAATAGGCTGAAATTATTTTAAAAATACAAAACCGTTTTGTATTTTTACCTAAAAAAAACGGCTAAATTGAGATTCGATGAACGCGGCGATGCCGCAGGAGAAAAGAATGTGGATTGAGATTTTCAAAACGGGGACCTGGACATCGAGCCAGGGCAAGACAAGGACTTACACGAAGGATGATCTGGACAAGATCGTGTCGAAGTTCGACCCGAACCAGAAGCCGCCGGTTACGGTGGGTCATCCTGAGAAGGATACTGCTCCGGCTTACGGATGGATGAAGGCTCTGAAACGTGTGGGAGACGTGCTGATGGGCGATTTCGATTTCATTCCGGAGTTTCTGGAGCTGCTCAAGAAGGGTGTCTACAAGAACCGCTCGATAGGGCTTATTGACGGGGCGATCTGTCATGTGGCGTTCCTGGGGGGCGTGGCTCCGGCTGTAAAAGGACTTAAAGACATTGAGTTTTCCGCTGACGAGGCGGAAGCCGAATATTATGAATCAACCCTTGAAAAGGAGAATGGTATGGAAAAAGAGATCCAGGAAAAGCTCGACAGGCTCGAGAAGCTCGAAAAGGACTTCGCGGCTCAGAGCGAATCGGTGACGAAGCTCCAGAAAGAGCTTGATGCCGCTAAAACGGAAAATGCAAAGATGGAAACCGAAAAGAGAGAGGCGGAAGTTGACGCTTTCTGCGACTCGCTTGTCAAAAACGGTCAGCTCACGCCTGCTGTGGCTGACAGCGTGAAAGCGACCATGCACGGTCTCTGTGCAGATGAAAAGAACTTCGAGAAAGGCGGTGTCGTTGAACAGCTCAAGGAGACTTACAGCAAACTTCCGAAACTCGAGCACCTTGAAAGCAACAAGGCAAACAAGCAGTCTGCAAAAAAAGAGACTCAGGAGGAAGCTCCGTCTTATTACGGAATGCCGGTTGATACCGATGCTCTCGCACGTTACGAAAGAGCAAAGGAAATCCAGAAGGAAGAGAAAATCAGCTACAGTGAAGCTGTGAAAAAAGCAATCAGGGAGGGATAAGATGGGTAAACTCATCAGACAGAGAATCGTAAACCCGGTTCTTACCGAACTTGCAACGGGTTACAAAAACGCAACATGCGTCGGAACGGAACTTTTCCCGGTCGTTCCGGTAGAGAAAGAAGCGGCTATCATTCCGAAGTTCGGGAAAGAGGCGTTCAAGCTCTATAAAACGAGCAGAGCTCCGGGCGCAAAATCCAACAGGGTAAAACACGATCCTGCTGAGACTGTCGATGTAGTTCTCAGAGAACACGATCTGACTGATCCGATCGACTACCGTGAAGATGAGGAGAGCCTTTTCAACGAGCAGGAACGTGCGGTCAACTTCACAAGCGACGCTCTTGATCTTCAGATCGAAAAGGAAATCGCGGATCTTGTTCAGAATCCTTCGACATACACAGCCGACCACAAAAAGGCTCTCACGAACACGAACTGCTGGGATCAGTCGAACGGCAAGCCGGTCGCTGACATCAAGGAAGGTATTCAGGTAATCAGAAAGGCTATCGGCAGAAAACCGAACACGCTTTTCCTCGGTGCTGAAACTTTCGCAATCCTTCAGGAAAATGAAGCGATCCTCGAAAAACTCAAATACACGAAAGAAGGAGTAGTCACGGAAGAGGATCTTGCAAGAATTTTCAAAATTGAAAAGGTCGTAGTCGGCGAAGCGATCTGGGACGACGACAACGGAAACTCGCACGATGTATGGGGCGATGTTGCAATCCTCGCTTATGTTGCAAGAGACTCGAAGTCCCCCTACACTCCGACTGCCGGATACCTTCTCAGAAAGAAAGGCTACCGCATAGTCGATTCGTGGACGGAGGAAGGCGGCAAGATCATCAATGTCAGAACCACTGATATCCGCAAACCGGTACTTGTAGGTGCCGATGCGATGTATCTCATTTCGAACACGAAGAAGTAGGAGGTAAAGATGAGCAAAACGATATGTCCCGGGCTTATCTACACTGTGAGCGGAGCTGCAGCCGACACGGAGAAAGGACTTTTCATCAAACATGACGGAACAGTATGCGGCGCAGGGGAAACCGCTCTCGGTATCTCTTACGACGAAGCTGACGAAAACGGAGATCTTGCAGTTGTTCTTGACGGTATCGTCGAGGTCCAGGCCGGCGGATCAATTTCTGCCGGAGACTTCGTAAAGAGCGACGCGAACGGAAAAGCTGTTGCAGCGGAAGCAGGAGACACGGCTCTCGGTTATGCACTTGAAGACGGAAGCGACGGTGTGATGGTGCTTGTCAAAATTATGACTGTTGCAGTCAACCCGGCGGCTGCAGAAGAGGAAACTGAACCGGGAACTGACCCTGAAACTGAATCTTGAACTGAAGAACCGGGAACGGAACCGGAAACAACGACTGAACCGTAGTGATGCAAAAGCCGGATTCTGTCCGGCGCAATGAACGAAGTTAGAGGTTTTATGGCTTATTCGACGAAAGAAGATCTGATAGCGGCATCCTCCGAACGCGATATAATCCAGCTGAGTGACGATGCCCGCGCCAAAGTCATTGACGAAGGTGTCGTCACAGAGGCGATCTCGAAGGCGGACGCGATAATCGACAGCTATATCGGCGGCCGTTACCGCGTTCCGCTTACAGAGGTTCCGCGCATTATCGGAGACATTTCAGCACAGCTGGCGATTTATTTTCTCTATGAAAGACGGCACCGTGCAAACATGCCGGCTTCGATCATGGAGATCTACAAGAATCTTATTGCCAGGCTGAAGGATATCCACGAGGGAAGGATCTCGCTGCCGATCGCTGAAATCGGAGGCGGCTCAGAGCAGGGAAACGGACCGACAAAATGCAACAAGAGCAAAAAAGACAGGCTGTTTCCGTGGAGTACTTTAAAAAAATGGTGATTTTGAATGATTGAAAAGATCGAGACAAAGATTCTTGAGGCTCTGAAAGCGGACGCGGAAAAGGAAGGATCGCCGCTGAAAACGGTGACTATCGAACGGTGCCCGGAAGATGCTTCAAGCAGGCTGATGAGCTCGATTGTGGGTTCTGTCTGGATCCATTTTGCGGGGCTCAAGCCGTCCGATCCGAACGGTATAGGTTCAGCAACGCAGGATGACGAGCTTTATTTCGATCTGGATATTGTCATGCGCAATCTCAGAAGCGGTCGTGATGCAATGGTCGCTGACGAGACCGGGGCTTACGACGTTATGAGCCGTGTCCGGAATGTTTTAACGGGCTTTAAACCGGTACTCACGGCTAAGCCGATGTACATGACAAACTGCGAGCTTACGGATGCGGGTCAGGGGTTCTGGTCGTATACCGAAAGGTTCGCGGTGAAAGTTCCGTATTTCGCGGAAAAAGAAGAACCGGTATTTTCGGTGGCAAAAAAGGCAACATGGCAGAATGTGCCGAATCACAGACAATTTACAATTCCAAAGGAGGAATCTGATGAGTAACAAAAGAATCGAAGAACTTGAAAATTACAACATCACGAAGGCTGCGGAAGGCGATTACATACCGATCGTAGCGACCGGTGATGAAAACAAAACAGGGAAATGCCCGGTTTCAGATTTCAGAGACCAGATGGCGAAAATCAATCTCAAAAACATCGTGACGATGGTACTTGCATTCCTGAAATGGCTGAAAAATGCCAATGGTGAAGGGCTCGCGGCAGAGCTTGACCGCCTCTATTCAGAAATTGTGTCATTCACGAACAATTATTCTCAGGCAAACTTCAAAACGCTGTTATCCACGGGAATTGATCATTGCAGCGACAACCTCTTCCACTTTTTCTGGGAAATATTCGCCAATGACAAGAACGACGAATTCTGGGATTCGCACACTCCGGCTCAGTGCCGAGCGGAGGTTAAGAGTCTTCTCGTGGAAGGTGGTGACCTTTTCGCAGCTCTTTGGGGTATATTTGAAGACACAGTGAAAGACATCATAAGCAAAAGCGACGAACAAAGCCAAATTTTGAATCGTCTCTCCACGATGGAAGATCATATAACATCTCTGGAAAGAAACAACGGCGGCGAAAACGAAAACCAGGGTGAGCCGGAGCCTGAACCGGGCAACGAGCCGACCGAAGAGGAACTTATGACAAGAGCTCTGGCACTTCATCAGCAGTGGATTTCTACCGACACGACAGGCTGGACTCTTGAACAGGTGATTGCGGACCTAGAACAAAAAGCATCTGTAACCCCGGCTGACGGTGCGACACTTGTAGAGAGACTTGAGGCACTGGAAGCACTGGCAGCGCAGCAGGCACAGGAATAAGGATTTTCAGGAGTTGCGGGCGAGCCGCCCGCGCTCCGGCAAATAAGGAGGTAAAAAATGAATGGAATTATAACGACAATTCAGAATCTAGTCACGGTAATCAAAAACTGGGCTCTCAATGTCGGAAAGGTGTTTTTCGGCACTGATCCGGATGAAGAAGTCACGATGAAGATGCTTGACGAAAACAACAATATCACCGACGTGCCAGTCAAAACGATGGCAAAAATCAAGGCTGAGTTCGAGGAATGGAAAGACACCGTAAGTCCGAGCTTGGTCAGCTTGAACAATCGATTAAACAGTTGGACAGATCAAATAGGGATCGAACTTAATCCCGGCGGAAAAATCAATTCCGGATTCGATTATTACGGGATGGAAGGGGTCGGATATGATCTTGTCAGAACTACGCAGCATCCGGCCGGGTATCTGCTGTCTCCGGATATTCCTGTGGCCACAGGTTCGCAGTTCAGAGCGGAAGTTGAATTAGTCGCAGACGGTTTTCTGACCATAGGAATCCTGACTTTGAGAAGGGAGTTAAATGACTTCCTTTATTCAAATTTTGTTCTTACCGGATCTTATGTTCTGCATCCGGCGAGTGTTGGAACTCCTATTTCTCCATTTATCGGACACGGGGTAGCTGTTAAGGATGGTTTCGGCGATGACGGAAAGTCTGTCAGACTGGTCTGGGTTCTCACTGGTGACGATTCGGATGAAGTACCGCTTTCCGATATTCCTGAGATCACGAATTTTTACGGAAGACTCAAAACGCTGGATCCGTCCAAGCTGTTCGATATTGAGGAATTTATCTAAGGAGGCATAAATGGCAGATTATCTTCACGGTGTCGAGACCATCAACAAGGGTAACGCGCCGAAAAATGTAAGCGAGGTCAAGACCTCGGTAATCGGGATCGTCGGCAGGGCTGCGAGCGATGCAACAGTTGAGGCCAACACACCTGTCACGATTGCAAAATCCGATGATATCAGAGCAAAGCTCGGTAATCCGGAAGAAGAGGGAACTCTTCCCTACTACCTCAAGAAAATGTATGAGCAGTTCGACAAGCAGATTCCGCTCATCATCGCGGTCAATGTCGGAACAGACAGCGGCAGCAGCGAACCGGAAGACACGAATATATATCTTGTCGATCACGAAGGGAATGTCATTACCGACAGCGAAGGAAATCCGATTGTAATCGGCGATACTATCGCCGATGCAATGGACGAAGTCAGCGGTGGCGATGAAACGGAAGCTCCGGGAGTCACTGACGGAGATGTCGCAGGGAACGTAGTGAGAAAAACCGGTGTCTATGCGCTGCTCAAATCGCAGGTCGTCACGGGTTATGTTCCGAGAATCATCATTGCTCCGGGATATTCGCAGAATCTTGAAGTCGCCCAGGCAATGGTGAGTGTATGTGAAACGCTCCGTGCAAGGGGTTTCGTTGATATTGACAGCGATGTCGAAAACGAGCTTTCTCTTGCTCTTGCAAGCAGGGGCAATTCGGAAAAGGTCGGCGGTATATACAATACGCGCATTTCACTTTTCTGGCCGAAACTTAAAAGCGGGGACGCGCTCTATCCGATGTCTCTTGCGGCAGCGGCTGTCAGGGCAAAGACCGACATGGACACGAGCAAAGGTTATCACTGGTCAATCAGTTCCCAGAGCATCAACGGTTTCAGCGGGCTTGACATTCCGGTGACCTACTCACTCAACGTCAGCTCGGCTGACTCGCAGATACTCAATTCGCGCGGCATTGTTACGGTCAAGAATGTCGGCGGACTGAAATTCTGCGGAAACCGGAACAGTTCGTTCGACAGCGAAAGCAGCGGCGGAAACACGGATCACGAAGTGTTCGAAGTCACGAAGACGACAGGCGACGTGATCGAAGAGTCAATCGAATACTACACGGAGCAGAAGATCGATCAGCCGATCAACAATGTCTGGATCGACTCTATTGTCAGTGATGTCAATGCATTCCTGAGGAAGCTCAAGGCACGCGGCGCGATCGCAGGCGGTCAGTGCTGGTACGATCCTGACGAGAACGAGCCGACAGAGATCATGGCGGGTCACATCATTTTCAACTACGACGATGCGGCAACGCCTCCGGCTGACAGGGTAACATACCAGAGATCCTACAATGTTGATTATCTTGCACAACTCGGACGATAGGAGGAAAACATGGGTGCAAAATTAACTTTCGATACTGTGACCGGTGCCAACGTCTATATGGACGATGCTTCGCTCTACGGCAAGGCTCAGGAGATCTCAGGGCTTTCGGTCAATCCTGTGATGAAGGATATAAGTCCGATAGGGATGTTCGGAAAAAAGAAGGTGATGACCGGGATCGACGCTCTTTCTGTCGATGTTACCTGGGACTTCATCAACGAGAAGGTCACCAATCCTTTCAAGGACTACAATCTGAAAGTTTACGGAAACGTAGTCAGAAGGGAAAACGGAACCGACCGCAGCCTGAAGGCTTACATGGAACTTCGCGGCAGGCTGGGCGACAACGACCTTATGGGAACTCTGAAAGGTCAGGAATGGTCAGGCCAGAAGACAAAATTTGAGCTCGACTACATCCTTGTCAAACATGACGGCGAAGAGATCCTTGAGATTGATGTCGAAAACAATGTCTTCAAGGATCACGGCGAAGACATGCTGGCAGAAATGAGAAATAACGCAAATCTTTAATAAAACCGTGCGGGGCGGCTGCCGACGGGCGTAAGTTTTCCGCCCCTTTACTTAGGAGGATAGTATGACTGAAGAAGTTAAAAAAGCGGAAAAAATCAAAAAGGAAACTACTCCCAAATTCAAAATCAAAAAAGTCGAAAACAAACAGGTGTTCAATTTTAAGGAAGTTGAATACAGAACGGCTCTCGTAGCCGATTCAATCAATGCTGAAAAGGTTTGCGGGCAGTCAGAGGGAATAGAGTTTCTTCTTGCTCTTATTGCAGAATGCTGCACTTTTGACGGCAAAAAAGTCGTTTATGAGCAGATCAGGCAGATGGAGTCGGAAGATTTTTTAGATCTATCCGAAGCATTGGGCTTCGAACCGACAGGGGCGGAGTCACAGCCAGCAGGTGCGGAGTCCTGACGCTTATGAAGGAAGGCGGTTTCAGTTATTCTGAGATTATGAATTTTGATCTTCAGGAATACGGGCTATGGATGAAGTCTTTGAAAACATATTTTGGGCAATGAAAACAAGTTTATGCGGCAGGTAGGCGGCAAGAGACAACGGCATGGCGGCGATCAGATACAAAATAAGATTCGGTAGCGTCAAGTATTCCGAATCCGTAAATAACGATGCAGCCAAAAATATAAACGGCACTGCCAAATACGCTGCCACAACCAATTTCAGCCATAAGCAGCTCAGTCTGCCGAAAAAGCCCGGTGTTTCAAAATTCAATAAATCCTCGAAAGATTCCCAGCCATTTAAAAAAATCTGTCCGATCGGCATTCTGTCCGAAATAGAGTCGTTATTCATTTTAAATTCTCCCAAAAAGACAATAGGAGTATAACAGATGGCAAAGAATTTTCAACTTGGTCTTCTTCTTACTCTTAGAAGCAACGCTGAAAAGGTGTTAAAAGTCGTTTCCAAAAAGGGAACAGAGGTCGGAAAGTCATTCAAAGAGGCAGCTGTAAAAGCCCAGTCTTTCGGAGTTTCCATAAGAAAAGCCGCAGGCGACGGCATCAGGACACTCACGCATTTAAGTGCAGTTTCGGAGAAGTTTGCTACAAAAGCTGCAGGTCTTACAAAGTGGGCTAACGATATCAGTCTTTCAATGCAGGCTTTCCGTCAGGTCAGTGCATTGGGCGGCTCGGTTTCGGCATTCGGCGGCCGTATGGTCGGAAGTCTGCAAAAACCTATAAGCGCAATGGCACGGCTTGAAAACGGCATGGTGTCGCTGAAATCGGTCATGCTCGACGCAAACGGCGAAGTTAAAGAGTCGTTTAACGGGCTTTCAGAAGCAGTTATAAAGACAGCAAACAAACTTCCTGCTACTGCCGAGGAAATGTATCAGGCGGCAGCCGGTGCTATTGCAAGAGGCATGGATGCGGAAGCGTTAGCAAAAGGCGGGCTTGAGGATTCGGCTAAATTTGCAGTCGGTGTTTTAGGTAACGACTACAACCGCGCCCTTGAAATTGCACAGCTGGTTTCGAACGCATGGGGAGTCGGAAGCGACAAGCTGGCAGGGAACTTTGGTGTATATGACATGCTGGCGCGTGCAAGTTCTATGGGTGTCAATGTCGAAGATATGACAACGATGATTGCCAGAACAGGTGCTGGTGCTGCGGCTCTGGGTTCTACCGGCTATGAAGCATTAACGGAAAGAATGCCCTATCTTGTCATGCTGAAAAAACAGCTTGCCGGAATGAGTGCAGATGTTCTTTCAACAAACCTTTCGCAGCTTGAAAGCCGTGTTATGGACAAAAATGCCGTAAACAAAGCAGGAACTGCTGCGGGAGTCAGGTTGCAGTTTACCGATAAAGACGGAAAATATTTAGGTTTCGGTAATCTTGTAAAACAGCTCGAAAAGCTGAACGGGCTTTCCGATGTCAGCAGATCTCAGGCTATTCAGGCTCTTTTTGGCAGTTCGGCAAATATGAATGCTCTCGTTTCCACACTTATCACGCAGGGAACAACCGGAGCGGCTGAGGCAAAAGCTGAAATGGGCGGGAAAGCCTCACTTGATAAAAGAGTCGGTAACCAACTCGGAACATTCAGCGCACAGTGGAACGCATTCACAGGCACGCTTGACACGGCTATGGGAAAAATCGGAATGAATTTTAACCCGGCTTTGACGAAACTTGCAGAATCTGCAACATCGGCTGCTGACAAACTGAGCGGTCTTGCCGAAAAATATCCGGGAATTACAAAGGCTGTCGGATATACGACTTTGGGATTGGGAGGAACGGCGATTGTTGCAGGAAAAACACTTGAAATTGCAGGACAGTTGGGCATGGCTATGCCGCTGATCGAAAAATTCGGTCCGAAAGTTCTTGATGCCGGGAAGAGTGCCGGACATGCCGCAGTCAAAGTGGCAAAGTTCGCGGCACAAAACTGGAAAGCGGCTGTCATTATTGCCGGATTTGTAGCATGGAGAAAGGTCGTCGAGGATTTTTCTGATGTTACGACTGATGTGGGCCGGGATTTAGCGGTTCTGAAATCGGGTTTTGAAGGCTTTTCGGCTGTTCTCGGTAAACTCGGAGGCTTTTTCTCTTATATTTTTCACGGTTTTGAAGTCACCCCGGAAGCTGCTGCAAAATCATTAAAAGTGGATGCCATTGCTCAATCGGACAAGAATCTTCAGGCTGAGATTCACAAACAGCAGATAATCAATCAGGGCGGAGACCATATAACAGCAAACTTCACAATCAACAACAATGGTAAAAATCTTAACCGGGGAGAACTTGAAAGCACAGTCAAAAATGTATTCAAGGATATTGAAATGGAAAAAACACGCGCCGGACGGAGGAAATACTAATGGCTTACCATCTGGGCGGAATAACATTTAACATTCCGGCTCTGACTCCTGAGAGTGAAAGTTATTCAAATTCGCACACCTACGCCGAAATGAAGCCGGCAAACGGAAAACCGATACTGCAGAGCAAAGGATCAAACCTGATGGACTTCAGCATCACGATGTATTTTCACCACTCTTTCTGCAAACCTTCGGAGCAGCTGGGAAAGCTCATGGATGTTCTGGAAAGCGGCGCGGTCAATCCTTTCTACTGGGATAATGGCGAATTTAAGGGGAATTATGTCATCCTCGATGTCAAGTGCAGAACCGAAAAAAGATTATTTTCAGGTGAACTTCTCTCAGCTACGGTCGATGTAACTTTGAAAGAGTATTCAGAGGCGCAGTTTCTGCATTCGGTCGAAGAGGAATTTCAAACTGCTGAAACGCCAGATCCTGAGGCAGAGACTGAAGCTCCGGTTTACGGCGCAGGTTCAGAATCTTTTGATTCGGTAGATCCATCAGAAATAACGAGGCGGTAATGAAGGCGGAACGGGCTTTTTTCAGTATTATTTACAACGGCGAAAAACTGACAGCAGATCTTAATGAAGCAGATCTGAGTGTTGTTTTCAACTTCTATTTGAGCGGTCAGGCGAATGATATCAATTTAAAATTTGAAGACGCTAAGCTTCAGTTTGCGAAAGATCTATACCCGAAGAAAGGAGATACAATAGAACTCGATATCGGATACGGCAGCAGGGATTTTTTTCCGTGCGGTGCTTTTTTTGTCGATGAAGTCTCTTTCGATCTTTACCAAAAATACGTAACGCTACGCGGAACCTCAACAGAAGTTTCCAAAAATTTCTATGAGAGTCAATACCGGGAATACTCCGGGACGCTGAAAAGCATAATTCAAAAAGTTGCAAATCGAAACAAGTTAAAACTTCAGGCAGATATCCAGAATTTGGATATCGGAAGAAAGAGTCAGTCTAATTCGGATTTGGAGTTTTTGAACGAGCTTGCCGACATGTTCGGCTATATAATCAAGATCGAAAAAGACATTCTATATTTCCAGCCGTGGGAAAAACTGAGATCTCAGGATGCTGTGTTCAAGATCGATGTGGACAAACTTTTAGAGGGATCGTACCTGAACGACTCCGGGCGAACTTACCAGTTCTGCGAGGCGACTTATTCCAGAAAGGGAGTTACATATAAGAAAAAGGTCGAGGATACTTACAATAAAAACGGGCTTGTTCTGAAGATCGATGCACGAAGTGAAAGTGCTGCGCAGAGCGAGGCCGAGGCCAAGGCTGCTCTGACGAAGGCTAATCTGGATGCTATAAGCGGTGTTTTTGTGTTCAAAGGAAATACCGACATTTACGCGGGATCAATCATCGAACTACAGAACGCCGGAAATCTGAACGGAAAATACTGTGTTAAGAGCGGATCGCACGCGATCAACGACGGAAATTCAGCGTTTCTGACTACTGTGGAGGTGTTTGCTGTATGACACGTTACTATACCTATATAATAATAAGCGGAGACCGCATTGATAAAATCAGTCAGAAATTTTACGGCAGGGTCGATAATGTCGAACCTGTTTTTGAGGCGAATCCGTGGCTGAAATTCAAGGTTCCGCTTGAAGACTATGTCGGACGGGAAATCATTATTCCTGTCGAGGAAGAAACAGAGACGATTGTGACGGCAAAACACGGACTGAGGGCGTTGTGATGATAACGAAAGAGACTTGCAAAAACGAGTTCATGCAGGCGCTTATGAAACGCAGCATGCTGGAACTGACAAGCGGCGGCGGTCAGGATTTCTGCGACGCGATGGCAGAAGCTATATACAATATAGTTTCAAAAATGGATATTGTTTTCACTGCTCATACGCACGAGTGCAGTGCTCCTGGAGCACCCTCAGCAACACCTTTGCCGTCTTCACTCTTTTTAGATCCGGAGGCATAAATGGTCTGGCAGAGCAAAACTTTAGGTGAAATTGTGCCGAAGGCTTTCGAGGCTGCGGCAGCGGCAAAAGCGGAAGCTGAAGCTGCGATCGCTAAATTCGACGAGGGTCTGGCTTTGGTAAACGATGCTTTGGGTGAAGCCCGGACCGCTTTGAATCTGGTCGAATCCGACATTGAAAAACTCGAAGCAAGCGGTTTTGCGGTGATATGCCTTAGTCCGAGGCAGGGTTCATGGCTCTCAAGGCTTATCAATGCGCCGAATGCGCCTTCTACGAGTGCCGGTTATTCGTGCGGATATTTCAATATTGCGACTGCTCCGACGGAAGCCCTGGCGATAGAGGCCTATAATGCGATGAAGGCGGCGTTGACGGAAAAGATCGAAGTGGCGGATTTTGATATCGGATTGCCGCAGCCGCCTGATTTGAGACCGGACACGGAATTTGAGTGGGATATTGACAAGTGGGTCGGAAAGACGCTCGGAGAGCTGATGCCGGGCGTTTTCAATTCGCTGAAAAAGGATTGCAATGCAAAAAGGCAGATCGTGGCGAAACTGGAAAAGGCTCTTGCCGACATCAACGAAAAGAAAAACAAATTTTCTCTTTCCCTTGCGGCGGCCAATGCAATGATTGCCGGACTTTCGACATCGGGAATCTATCAGTATGCCATGCCTGCCGCTTTAGGTTCGTGGGCTTCACGTGCAGCAGGTGAAGCGGGCGCACCGCCTGTGACCGGAGACCAGTACAGCTTCGGTTTTGCGGCGGTTGCCGTAGCTGCCGACATGGAGGGAGCTCAAGCGTTGTATCAGAAACTGCAGGCGGTGATGTGATTGATCCGGCGATTCAATCGCTCGGAATTGACGGAACGGAGATGTATGATGATCGGAGTGATTTCAAGGACGGAAGCCGGAAAGACGGTGAAGGGAACGGAGCGGATCGATCAGCAGATAGACATGATCCTGATGACTCCGAAAGGCTCTGTTGTCGGTGATCCGAATAAGGGTATAAGAGACGATATTCAGGATCTGCCGGCGGGCGTGGTTGTCGGTGCAATCGTCGAGGATCTGAATAAACAGCTGGCGGTCTACATCCCGGATGTCAAGGTCGACAAGATCACGAAAAGTGTTGAAAACGGGCATGTAACCATAGATATTTCATGGAGCTACAAGACGGGAAACGGCGGCGGCGAGTTAAGGAGGAAGATATGAGCGAAATAGAAAAACCGAGTTTTATCGAGCGCGATTTCGGCGCGGTCAGGCAGCGGCTTGCTGCTGATTCCGGTCTGCAGCCTGCTGATCCGGAATATGTCACGCTGGAACAGATCGCCTACGAAATGTATATTCTGAGATGCAATATTCAGGATGCGTGCGTGCAGAATCTTCTGGATTATGCAAGATACCCGATGCTCGACTATCTTGGTGCTATGCGTGACTGCTACCGCGAAGAAGGCGAAAGCGACGACAGCTTCAGAGAACGTATCAAGAGGGCGATGGAAAAATATGCTGTTGCCGGGCCGTCTGACGGCTATATCGAACTGGTGAAAGAGGCGGGAGGCAAAAGCGAGGCTGAGGACGGCACTCTGACTGACAATATAATTGATGTAAGCGTTTATTCTCCGATTGATGATTTCGGCGGCAAGCTGCGTCCGAGCGGAAAGGCGGTCATCACGGTTCTAAGCAAGGAATATTGGGATATAGACGACTGGGAAACTTTGAAAAACAAGCCGGATCCGACTGATGACGAGCGTGAAAAACTGTCGGCGATGAATTCACTCATGGAAAGAGTGAAAACGGCTCTTTCAGACAAGGACAAAAGGCCGCTATGCGAGCTCGTCGAAGTGAATCTTCCGAAAAAGACCGATGTCAGTTTCACGGTAGAAATCACTGCGGCGATGAGCGGAACTCCGAGCCTGAAAGATAACGTTGAAGCGGCTTTAAACAACTATTTAAAACATGTTAAAGAGACAATTTCGAGAGATCTGGTCGTCAATCAGATCATCGGCGTATGTCAGGCGGTGCCGGGAGTCTATAAGGTTGAAATCACCGGTCTTGAAGGTGATGTGGAAGCCGCTTACAATGAATTTATTTCGGCAGAGGCTGAAGTTCAGATCAAGGGTGTAAGCAATGAGCGTGAATAGAAGCCAACTGCCCTCTTCGATCACGAATGAAAAGCTGCGGGCTCTTTACCGCGCAGCGATGAAAGAACTGGATCTGATTCAGGCAGAGACGAAAAAGGCTCTGATTTACTGCATCAACGACAATTTCGGTTCGCCGATCCCTGGTGCTGTGCCGGAACTGGCCAAAGATCTGAATGTCGATCAGCTTGAATACTGGAACGCCTCTCTTAACGACCTGAAAGAGGATGCCGGCTGCATGAAAAGACGGAGGGATCTGATCAGCGGAGCGTTCATTCTGCACAGGAAAAAAGGGACTCGCGGCGTACTTGACGATGTGCTGAAAAGAACGGGCAGGACTGATATCAGGATTAAGGAATGGTTTGAAGTGCCGGAGCTGAAGGATGACTATCCTTACGCTTTTGTCGTTGAATATCCTGCACCTGTAGGCAGGATAGAAATGCCGGTCATAGCCGGTCTGATCAAGAGATATAAGAGGGCTGTATGCCAGGAGATAGCGAACTATGTGCTGCCGAAGCAGCTTTTCGGAGTTGCGGCGGCCTCAAGGTGGGATCGCGAAATTGTGTTCGATACGGTCGATTCCGAGCGTCCGAGGCGGCTTTTTGTCGCAGCGGCTGTCCGCTGGGATCGCAACATTATTTATGAAACTGTTGAAGAAATGGAGGTTTAGATGTTTACGGATGCTGGTAGAAACATGCTGGCCGAGTGGCTGAACGATCACTCGAAAAAGGTCTATATCAAGTGGATCGGCGTAGGAACCGCTCCGGCAGAGAGCTACGAATACGACGGAACTGAAACGGGAATGTCCGACGTGCGCTATATAGGCAGTGTGCAGCGCACATACATCGAAGAGGATTCGAGAGACATCGTGCGCGTTGAGGCTGTTTTCGATCCGGATTCTCCGAGTCCTGTTCCTGGTTTTGTGAACAGCAGAGGCTGGAGTGCCGGTGAGATTGCTCTTTTTGCCGAAGATCCGAGTTATCCCGGAGACTTCAGCCATGCCGTCATGATCTGGATCGAGAAACACCCGGAAATTTATATTCCCCAAGAATACGAGCATGCTGCGGTGCTTGAAATCATTACTGTTCCGATCCGCTTTTCCAATGTCGAGGCGGTTACACTTTATACTAACGGTGCGGGTTTGGCTACGCTGGCTCAGCTCGAACAGGCTCATATTGCCGCGATAGCTTACGCCGGGACACAGGCGATCGAGGCGGCTGAGATGGACGGAATGATTCTGGCAAAAATCGCGCAGCTGCACTCGTAGGAGGTGATATGGTCAAAATTATTCCGATCGATCACCTCTTTCCTTATATCGGCGGAAAGAAAGCACTCAGGCCGCACATAGTGCCGATGATTCCGGGCGACATTTCGACTTATGTCGAACCGTTCTTCGGCGGCGGGGCTATTTATTTTGCCCGCGAGAAATGGGCTCCTTGCGAAATTATCAATGATATCAACGATGAGATAATCAATCTCTACCGGATCGTGAAAGAGCGCGGAGAGGAATTTGCGCGGGAATTCAACTTCGTTTTCAGTTCCAGGTCCTTTTTTAACAGGATGCGGGAATTTACCCCCCCCCCAAGAAAATCATCAATATTTTCAAGCATTTAGAACTTTATATCTGCTAAATTTCTGTTTTGGGGCAAGAATCGTCAATCCGAGCTATGCGCCGGGAAATCTGAGCACGGTCGAAAATATCCAGTCCAGGATCATTGCAATCTCGAAACGACTGCAGAAAACTAACATCGAATGTCTCGATTATTCAATATTATTGGAGAGATACAATAAGCCGGACACGTTTTTTTACCTCGATCCGCCGTATTTCGAGACGGAACACTACTACCAAACCGGGAGCTTCGATCACGAGCAGTTGGCCGGACTGCTGAAGAAGAGCAAGGCACGGTGGATACTGAGTTACAACGATTGCCCTGAAATCTGTGAATTGTATAAGGATTTTCAGCAGAAAACATTCAGCAGACGCTGTTCGCTGAACAACCGGAATGCAAAAGATTTCGGAGAACTTCTGGTTTGGAATTTCGACGAGGAAATTCAGGAAACGTTATTCTGAAAGCAACGGTCACTTGAGTCCGATTGCGAGGCGGTAGGTATTAATTACGCTCATAGCGTTTTGCATCAGTTTTTCAAAGTCATCATAGTCCAAATTTTCGATTCCGTCGCAACGATCGACGTGCAGTGCGTTGCCGTCATCCACGCGCAGCTCTATGTTTACTGATCCGAATTTGATAGTTACTATCGGATATTCTTTAGAGATCATTTTTCCCTCCTTCACACACAAAAAAGATAGTTGTTTTTTAATTTTGTGCCAGTTTTTCGCTGTTTTTTTGAGTTTTGTGCCAAACTGCGCGTCGAATTGTGCCAAACTGCGCGCGGCGTTATAGCTGATTAATGCACACTTTCACAAAACAAAGAGTTGATTTTGTTGCAGGCGATCCGCCCGCGCTCCGACAAAAAACTTCACATTTTTTCCAGCAAAGATTCAGTATTGATTTCCATCCGGCTGAAGGCGAACCACTTTTTGCCCAAGTCTTTCAGTGAAGCTCCGATGTGATAGACGGTATCGTCAATACACAGAAAACGGTCGTGCGAATGTGTAAAGACATGAATCGGTATCGGCATATATTGGCTGTTGTGCCGCTGAATATCAAGCTGCAGCTGTTCATTCGGCGTATGAGTGTAGATTTCTGCCGTTACTCCGCTTCCGCGCTCTATACTGTTTGACCGGCTTATCAGAATTTGCAATGTGCAAAAAATGCACATTGCTTTTTTCGTCAGCCTCTTTTTCCTTGAAAACATTACTTATATGCTTACTAATAACACTTCTCTCCACATCAAACAGCATGACCATTTGTAACTGTGTAAGCCAGACGGTGTCTTTGTCAACAGTAACATCAAGAGTGACAACTTTATCCGAGGATTCAAATAAAACAATTTGATTTTCACAATTTTCCATTTAATTCTCCGATCTCACAACACAATAGCTTGATTCTTCGACATATTCTTATCGTTCCGGATTTCACTGACTGCGGTTAGCGCTTCTTATTTATCTTCGATTTTTTTCTTTTCCTGTTCTTTTTCGATCTGCTTGGTGCTTTTTTCGGGTGTCGGAAGGTCTTCCGGCATGGTGCCGCCCAGATCGGCTATGGTCTGACGGACTTTTTTGCCGACTTCGTAGTGTGTCTGGTTTGCTTCGTTTTTGCCCCTAATATTCTCTCGGCGAAGTTTTTCTTCCGTTTGCGTTGCGCGAAACAAATTGGCGGCAAGTTCCGTACTTCCCATAAAATCAAGGATATTCTGGTTTTTCTCCAAACCTTTGCGCTCCTTTATGTTCTGCGCCTTAAGTCCGTTATAAAGCCCCATATATCCGTAATTCTGAAAAACAGCGTAATCGATCGGCTGCTGGACACCAGCTTTGTGGGCAACATCGGCAAGCGCGATATTGTGCCGTTTCATCTCGTTTCTGATAGCCAAGCGCTTCTGTTCTTCCGTCAGTTTTTCATAATCTTCAATAAGTTCCTGCTGACGCGTTTTTACTGCAAAATAAGTCTGACCGAACGCGATGACTTCCTTTCGCGGATCTCCGTTCATTACGATAAGGTAGCAGGCATAGCGGGAAAGTTCATAATCATCGACATTGCGTTTTGCTCCGGAACCGATTTCGACCATTTTGCGCACCTCCGCAAAATGGTCTTCAACATCATGTCCACTGTTTGCACACGCGGTTTTGGCACGCTCAATGGCTTCTTTTAAATATCGCCACTGTGAATATTCCAGCAACGGCTGCAATTCTCTTGCATACCAGAATTCCTGTCCGTACTCGTTCACATGTTTAATGTTTTCAAACAAATTTTCGTCATACTTTACTAAATCCATTTTTACACCTCCCTTTTATTTCTATTGCAGGCAACAGACATTTTCATTCTATATTTTAACAAAAAAAGGAACTCTTTACAAATATATCATGAATATAAAATCAAAAAAATCAAGTTTTATTTTTCCTAAAATACAAATCAAACAATTAAAATATTTTCACTATAATTTAAAATAAATTTGACTTTTGAATTTTATTCAATATATAAATATTGCATTTACGCTATTTAATAAACGATTTCAAAGGAGGTCAATGTGAAAATTTTTAAAATTTATTTTTTAAGTTCAGCAATTACACTTTTGCTGTTTTCCTGCGGTGTTGATAAACCTGATATGGGGAGCAACTCTGCATCACAGGCTGACGATTACGAATCAGATTCTGACATTTCGGACTCTGACAGCTACGACAGCAGCCATGAAACAAACGATTCTGACAATGCAGGAGCCGATTCGGAAGATGAAAACAACCACAATCAGCAGAATGACAGTGATTTTGCCGGGAAAAATGATGATGGCGAATCTCAGGATTTCGATTTTTCAGAGGGTGAATATCCTGATCCTTCTGAGGATGACGATCTTGAAGAGACTGCCGATGCTGATGAAGATACCGATCCTTCTGCGGACGATGATCATGAAGAAACTGCCGATGCTGATGAAGATACCGATCCTTCTGCGGACAATGATCCTGAAGAGACTGCCGATGCTGATGAAGATACCGATCCTTCTGCGGACAATGATCCTGAAGAGACTGCCGATGCTGATGAGCAGCTGCCAAACCAGAATGAACCTCAATTTATTAACGGAAATATGCAGAATTGGGTCGATGATTTACCGCTCGGATGGAAGAAGAGCGAAGGTGCTTTGGCAACACTGAAATTAGAGAAGGAAACTTCAGGAAACGGAGAGTCAGCCCTCAGGGTTACTCAGCCGCAGAACAGCAGGAACAAGCCGGGATTTGAATCCGATGAGTTTGAAACATTTACAGAAACTCCGCTCCCTCAGAGGATCGAATTCAAGTTAAAAACAGGTGCTCTGTCAAAAATTGCATCCGAGCTCGTATGCGGGGAAAACAGTTTAAAATACAAATATGCAGATGATACAAAAACTTTTATCAAATCAAGCAATTATTCTTACAATCAGATCGAGATCTCAGACTGGACAGGCATCTCAATCGAATTCGGTGACGAGATGACGGAAGATTTTTGGCGGAATCAGCTGTGCCGCCTCTCTTTCAGGACCGGTTCCGGTGCAGATTTTGATGTAAGCTTTGATGATTTTAGGATAATTTATTGAATTTAGCTGGTAAAACTTAAACGTTATTGAAAGTTCTGCACTCTGTGTTGTTCTTTCTGTATTCCGCATCTGCTGCAAGGATCTCTTCCTCAATTTTGTCTGTGATGCGTTTTGCAGCAGCCGGAGCGGGCATTCCGGCATAGTCGGAACTCTTTATTTCGGGAAGAAGCTGAAAATCGTAGAAATACTCTTCGATAGGATTGTAGGAAAAGAGCGGATCGTGCTTGCCTAGGCCGTATTTGTCGCTTCCGCCGATAAAGACAGGAAGAACATCGCATCCTGCGTAAAGGGCGATACGCGCGGCACCTTTCTGATAAACGTTTCTTTTGAAGCGCGGAGTACGCGTTCCTTCAGGAAAGATCAGGACATTGTTGCCGTTGTCGAGATCCTCTTTGCACGCCTTGAAAAGATCGTCATAATTCTCGTCATTCGTGATGTATATCTG